AAAAACCATGTGATGTTAAATAGTATTTATCTTCATCCTTATACATTATTGAAACTGCAGTTAAGTCTGTAGTTAAAGAAAGGTCTACCCCAATAACAACTTCTTTTCCTTCTAAATTTATATTTTCAAGACAGCCTTTTCTCCATTGTTCAAAATCAACATAGCCATTTTCTAAAACTCCATTCAATCTTTCATTTAAAATTTTAATTCTAAATTCTTTCATAGCACTTGGAATTTTTAAGCCTTTTTTATACTCTTGTCTTAAAAATTTTCTGCCATTTTCTAAACTCATCTGTAACGGATTAGCTTTCCACCAGTTTATTTCATCATTAAAATCATCACCTTCATCAAGTTCAAAAAGTAATCCAAATGTATTAATAGTTTCATTATCAACTCCTAACAAGATACTTTTATGATATTCTAATAAATCATTAAAAGCATTTATCTCTAAATCATATTGTGTTGATATATAAATACTCAATCTATCTTTAGTTGACATTTGAGATAGTTTTAAAGCTCCTATTATAGTTCCATCTTCTTGATTAGCAACTTCATCTACTATAAAACTGCTAAGTAATAACCCATTTATATTATTAGCTTCACCACTTAAATGTTTTGTTGTACATTCATTTAATTTGCATTCAATTTTATCTCTTGTTATCTTAAAATGTTTAGAAATTAATGGGCTTGCTTTAATTATTTCCACTATTGCATCTCTAACTAGCGCTGAAATATCTCGTGTTTTCCCTGCTGTAGCATGTTGTGCAAATTTAGGACTTCTTAACATTATAAGTATCTCTGTTACTGCACAAAAGAATGATTTTCCAGCCTTTCTACCTATCTCTAGATAAACTTCTTCTATCATTCTTTTTCTTAATCCATTTTCGTCCTCTTCTTTATAAAACCAACAAAATATATTTTCCCAGGTCATCATTTGCAATCCTGCTGCATAGTCTATAATAGGTTTGTTAGCATAAAATCCAGTAGCATAATTAATAAGACTTAACAATTTATATATTGTTTCAGCTTCATTAAAATCAAAAAAACAAGGTAAATTTACCTTGCCTTCTAATCTATCCACATATCTTTTACATTCTAATTTAACCCATTTATTAGCTATAAACTTACCTTCAACAACTTCTTTTGCCCATTTATAACCCTTTAAATCTTTCTTATCCACTTTTACCCCCTGCTAAAACCTGCAGTAAAGGATCTTGTTTCTCTTGTTCTGCTTGTAAATTAATATTCCCTAATTTAGCTCTGCTTTGAGGACTTAAAGATAATTCATTACAACACCTAAAAAAGTCTTTTGTATATTCAGATTTAGCTTTCATTAAATCTTTGTCATACATTCTATTTATATCTTTATTTATTATCTTTTCTATCTGTTGTAATCTATCTATTGCTATAGATGCTTGAGATAATATATAAGTATCTAAATTACCAAGTATTCCACTTTCATTAAGTTGCTCAATAATATAATTAAATATCTTCTTCTGACTTGCATTTAGGTGTGTTGGTGGGGAAATGTTATCTGCTCCACCTTTCAATTTTTCTTCTGCTGCTAATCTTAATTCTCTTTCTTCTTTAGTTAAGTTTTTACTCATTACTTTAACACTTTTACTAGGTCTTGCCACTTCCTCACCTCCTTATTTTTTCATTTGGGGAATTTTGTGAAACTGAAAGGCCTCTCGCACTCTCCGTCTGAAAGTTCAATACTTTCTTGATACCCCCTACCCCTTCATGCTATTATGCCTCCTTTGATGACAACTTTCGCATAGACATATGAGGTTATCTATATCTAATTTCTTTGACCAATCTTCTTTAATTGGTATTATATGATGAACTGTATTGTATGAAGTTATTGTATTCTTAGCTAAACAATCCTTACATAGCGCATGATCTCTTGATATTGCTACTTGTCTTACCTTAATCCATTCTTTACTTTTATAGAACTTATTATATTTACTATCTCTCTCATAAGTATTTTGTTTATAGTATTTTATATTTTGTTTACGTTCCTGTTCTGTTTTAACTTCACACTCTGGACATCTCTTAATGCTATATGGTATTACCTTCCCACATCTGCATATCTTCTTTAAAGTCATAATCATCTACCTTTCCATAAATAAAATAGCACCTAGTATTTCTACTAAGTGCTTTCTTGGTACAAAGGGTATTTGAGAACTTATGAGAGGTTATATAGTTAATAACCTTAATCCAATAACTGCATTTCTATGCTTTGCTGGATTAATCTATCTATCTGACTATAATGCCTGTAGGTAAGGTCTTACTTGCCACCAATAGATATTTATTGCTTCACTCCCCTTATACTACCTACTGCCATATAAGGTTC